CCTGCCTCATCCACTATGTCAAGGTATTGGTATACCTTGCGTGATTTTGTGTCCTCATTGTTACCTGAGGTTTGCAAAAATGCAGGCGTACCCTTGGACGCATCGACATCTGGCATGTAACGCTTGATGTTATGCACATCCATGCACCCTGCTTTGCCAGTAAGTAGCTGAACTACAAAAGCAGACTTAGGTATACCTAACCCTGGTACTTCAAGAAATAACATGATAAGATCATGATCTGCATCGGCTTTTTTAGCTTTGATGATGGACATAGCACGAGCATATAGGTCATCACGGTTCTTGCGTACATAGGTTAAGCCTGTACGTTTGTTGCCCCATATCCAAGATGACTTGAGACCTCTTTTTCTCCATTCACGCATGAACTTTGGTAAAAGAAAGGTCTGGACTCTGATACTAGCGAATACAAACGCTATTAATTGCTCCATGTGCTTTGCACTGGTTTGCCCGAAGTTACGTGTGTAACCGTTATGCTGTAAATAATGTTTTCTAGTTGCTTCCATAAGAATGCTCCTGTATGATTGCGATTGACTATAGTATAGCAGGACTTGATGGACTTGTCAAGCCCTGCATGGTTCCTGCTATCCAAAGATACGTGCTAGGTATCCAAACAAGTCCTTCATCTTCCTACCTGGAAGATTAGACTCTTTAACAAACTGTCTCATGACCTTCATCTGGTGCATGAATTCCGGACGGGGCTGACCTAAGTCCCAGAGGATAATATCCTCTCCTGTGGACTTGATCCGACCAAGGTATACGCCTTTACGGACCACACGATCACCGTACCCTTCACGTATCCACTGCCCAGGATGAAACGTCTGACCTGCGGTCACGTTTTGGCCTTGCAGACCTTCGATTGCGTTTAAATATAACATATTGACCTTTCGTTGTCAATGATACATGGTTTAAGTTTGAGCATCACGCTGACCACCATGCAGATCAACGTGATGCTTATATAATAACACACCAAAATCAAATTGTCAAGTTATCGGTTGTACCTCCATGTTTCATGATTACTTCATGAACCACCTCGTGAGGAACATGGGCATATACAGTACGTGTAGGTCGGTCATGATCCTCTGCGTACTCCATAATTAAGTCCTCTTTTTCCGAAGGAAAGCCAATTTCTACGGATGTGTCATCACAATATGCCAAAGGCATTTCATCTTTATCGATAACGGACATGTGAAATCCGTCCATGCAATATATCCACATTATAGCATCTCCGTTGATGTTTGTCAAGTAAGCTCAGAATTCCAGATGTCTGAACAACACATGCCTGTCATCAAGAACTCTCGCTCGGACGCACTCAAGGTCGGGAAAGCATCTTGAATCAATGCACCATTATTATAGTCCATCAAATTCTGTTTGTCAACTACCATCTCATGGTACTTCCCTGAAGTACACATACCACTCAGGCATACAGAGTCATCTGTGATGATGTGAATGTGTACGTTTGGGCCATGTATGTAACGTCCTATCATAATAGCATTAATTCCAAGGTTTGTCAAGTGACTCATCTTTCCATTCGGAAAAGGTACACATGTTTAACCTTTTTAAAGTCTTGACATCGTGCACACTAAAGTTAACCTTTTTACCCAAGAGTTTTACAAACTCTTTTCCTACGGAACACATTGGTTTATACATGGGTTCCTGTGTCCAACCATTTACTATTTCTTTAACTTGTATTGTTTGCATATTTGCTCCTGATCACGTTTACTTATATTGTAGCATATCAATTCAGGTTTGTCAAGTCTGTGGTTTACCTATGTTCCATAGGTACCTATGGATCACTCAAGATCGCTTGGGTACCTATGTTACTTTCAGTATACCATACAGTTTGGCAATTGTCAAGACCACCGATTCTTACGTACCCAACTCCATTTACTTACAGTAAATTGAGAAGGTTTTCTAAAGGCACCAGATGTTTTACATCTGGGACCATCAGGATTTACATCAATTCTCTTTGGAGAATTAGTATTTACTGGTACTAAATTGTCAGGGTTTATACCCTGTAACAATAACTTTTCTCTCTGATTCATGATATACCTTTTCAAGAATGGTTTAACTGTTTAAACTGTTTGTTTTTTGTCTTGAGAACTGATCTGTCAGATGGCTTGCCTCAAGCTCGACAATCAGTATAACCGCCAGATCGCAAATGTCAAGTCGAGCCGTCCAAGGTTAGGTTGGAGCAAGGTTACTTTGCACCAAGGTTACCTTGGTTATGTAAGGGTAGACCGAAGGTCTAAAAATAAATTACAAAAGTAGACCGAAGGTCTAAAAGAAAAGAGGCTGAAGTAAACCGAAGGTTTAAAAAAACGATAACCAAAGTCGAAAATGACCCTTTAGACCGAAGGTCTATTTTTTGTCAGGGTCTGGTCAGCCTCCGTCCAACCTTTGTTGGAACAAGGTAAGGTTGTACCAAGGTTACCTTGGTTGTGCTGTGAGACTCAAGTAAACCGAAGGTTTAAAAAAACAGATGCAATTGGAAATGAACTTAAGTATCCGAAGGATACTTTGGTTGGCTATATGGTGAATCAACCCTATTCCAACCTTTGTTGGACCAATGTAACCTTGGTTAGCCAAGCCAAAGCTATGCAGACCCTAGTACTAGGGTATGCAAAAGTTGTGCCAAGCCAGTTACCGCTGGTTCCCCCGAAGGGGGAATTTTGTATCCGCATCGATAGCTAATGGTCTCATATTTTTTTACCAAAATATGACTAACAGGACATTAGATACATACATTAGTATACTATAGTAGTACCACTACACTATATACTAACTATATACTAAACCACTTAGGTTCTACTTCAGTAAACTTATTTACACTAATGGCATTCTGCATGAATATCTCAAGTTCCTTATCTAGTAAATCATCTTTCCTTGTCTTCATCTCACGATCTACATCAGCAGACATTTGTTCTACCCAGTATGCTACTGCCATAGACAACACATCCAGTCTGTCGTCATGTACTAAAGCCCCACGTTCTTTAGTTACCCTAGTCATCTGGTAAGCTAACATATACTTAGGTTGCTTTTCTGGTGGGTAGTGTTGTACTGAACTATAGTCTTTCTCAAGTGCTTTCCTGTCTATCACTAGCTTATGCTGATTCATCACAGGCTCTAAGACATCAATAATCCTCTTTTCTTTCTGGATGTTGTGTCTGACTTCTTCTATTGTCACAGGGTGCACCTTAGTCAACACAGGTTTAAGCAACTCAGTGAACATACCATCACCAAAGTTAGATTCCACAAGTACATAGTTGACCTTATGCTGCTTTGCAATCATGCTTATGGTCTTTAGTACACGTTCTCCATAACCACCCTCTATGCCACCAAAGTCTACGACATAAAGATAACCATTCAGCATCTTAACTACAGCGTATGCTGTCTCGTCTTGACCACGACCACTAGGGTCAATTGCTAAAAGCGACCCTGTGTAATCAATGTAATCTCCAACAGTATCCAAGGGCTTATAATAAAAGTCACCAGGAAGACCGACATTAGGAATGTCCACAATCTTATCTTTGTCTCTTCCCCAAATAATCTTCTCTGGTCCCTTTTCACTATCTACATCCATTACAATCAAGTCCTCAAGTTTAAGTGGGTATCTATTAGCATCACTTAAACTCGTGTCTAGCATAAACTGTAGGCTGAACCCTGATCTACCATAGGACAACTCACGTTCTAAGAGATCATGGTCTCCGAAGCGTTGTGGGTCAGTAGGTTGTCCTGTAATGGTAGGATCAGAGTCTACCTTCTTAACTAGCGTATCCGCCAGTCTACCATTGTACTTAATAGTATCCTTTGGGTATCTAGCGGGCCATATTTTAACTTTGTATCCACGTTCAGGTAATACTTCATACAAACTCATTTCAGTCTGTGGTGTACCTAGATAGACTACACGACCATCAGGTTTCAAGACAGCATCAAACTCTTTAACAGCCTCAGAGATCTTGTCTCTCATAGTTTGTGTCATGGAGTTATTAGGTATCTCTATATCATCTGCAATAATCAAGTCTGCTCGACTACCAGCCAACTGACCAGTAATACCAGCAGACTTCACAGAAGGACTATGAGATGCTTTGGCAGGACCAACGTCAAAACTAATCTTAGATTGACGCTGGTTGTCTTTGGGAATGAGGTGTTGAAGAAGCGGCATCTCCTGAATAAGCCGCATGGTAAAGGTGCTGAAGTCATCTGCTCTTATCTT